CGAACTCGTAGTTAGGATCACGCCTACCATACTTAGCAGCTTGTGCCTTGCTTGCTTCTCTGTTGAAGATACCTCGCTCACCACTACCTGATTCGACTAGAGCCATCCACTCACGCATGAACGACAGGCTATCAGGCTTCTCTGTGTAGGCTACGGAGTTGTTAGCTAATGCACGTTGAGGATCGTTAGTCCACCAATCACCTGACTTAGCGTGTCTCATCCTATCATCTGACAAGTTAGACAAACTAATCATAGCTGACCTACGGACACCACCAACTACTACAACCTCGCCAATCTTACACATAAGATCGTGACACTCTATTGATGATAGCTTACGTCCTTGTGCATCTTTGAATATCTTTATAGAGAAGTTGAACAGGTCAACCAAAGGAGCAGGGCCACTAGCTCTACCACCAAATGTTTTTAGCCTAGCACCTGCAGGTCTTACCTTTGATACATCCCACTTAGGTATCTCTCCTGCCCACAACAATGCCAACAGTTGTCTGAAAGCTTTAGCCCAACCCTCTTTACTGTCCTTGACAACAACTGTGGTGTCGCTTTCGTAAAGCTCAGGTACTTCAGGTAGCTGCTGTACGAACTGTCGTTCTACTGAGAAGCCTACACCAGTACCACAGAGCAAGATAAACATAGCCTCATCGAATGACTTAGGGTCATCGACAGGTAGGTAGCTGCAGTTGTAGCCTGATGTGTTGTCTCTATCCAACGCCTTACCTGCTGTCATCATAGCCCTCATGCTAGGCATAACCTCTAGGTTAAGTATTGATTCTTCTATCTGTTTGACAAAGCTGTCTTTACCCATGACAGGTATAACTACATTCTCCATGTATCTGTCAACAGTCTCAGCCCAAGTCTCTCTGCGTTGTTCTTTTTCTAACCATCGTGCATACCTTGATGTATGTATGAACGCTTGGTAATCGGTTGGTAAATAATTATTCATTTGTATTCCTCTACGTCTGTCCACGGATAACATGGTACTATACTTTGTTTACAATACTTTGCGTTGTCTACTAATAGAACTGGAAGTATACAGATAACAAACACACAGAATAAGAAGGGCCATATCAAACCTTTCATATCACAGTAGCTCATCTCTTGTCTCCGTTACCTCTTAGTGTTCCTCTCTTTTGTCTGCTATGTAACTTATCTAGGTTACTGTAGGCTACGTTCTCCATTTCTACATTCAAGTCTCTACACAGTGCAGCTATATACCAAAGACAATCCCCTATCTCGTCAGCTATAGCCTCACGATCAAAGTCCCCATCTCTCAAAATCTTTTTGACTTTGTTTGCTACCTCTCCTGCTTCAGCAGCTAGACCCAACGCAGGGTATATGACTGCGTGTTTATTATCATAGATAGCTGTTGATGCAGCTTGCTGTTGATACTTATTCATATCAAGAGGGTCTTGGTTGTAGTATTGAAAAGCATTTATATCAGGTAGAGTTATCACTGTTCTTGTTCCTCCCATTGTTTTATCTCAACATCCAAATAAAAGTAATCATTCACGTTGATAGTACCATCATCAACTAACTTACGTATGATTGCTTCGTCATCCAAATCATTCTGTTCCATCAATAACTTTAGTCCGTAGTTATCGACAAGAGCTTCTATCTTACTATCATGGTCAAACATTGTCAAGCCTTAATGTACCCAAAGGTACGATTCTGTATTATAAATTATAGGTTCTACTGATGTTTTTATCTGATTCATAAAAGTGTAGGCAGAGTTGAAATCTTTGAAAGGAACTTCGTCCTCAAACAACATACCTTTTTCTTCTATCTCACAAAGTAAAGTCCACTTATCACCGTGATCATAAGGACCATCTATGTATTGGTGTACTTTAATCATCATTCTTCCCCTTAAACCTATGCTTAAAAAACACTATAGCATTTATTGTTGTATTTATTGTAACCATAATTAGTATCCACCACTGCCACCAAACTAAACCACCGAGTTCAAACATATCTTTTTCTTTCTTTCTTTTATCCAGTCATGTGGTATTACTTCTTTAGCAAATAAAAAGCCGTAGTAATCACACCAATCTGCGTAGGTACTCTTTGCACCTTTATTTAATCTTTGGTAAGGATTACTAAAGACAAATCTTATGTCAAGCTCAGGGTGTATCTCCTGTATCCACTTGTGTTTATTTCTATCAGGTAGAGTAAACCTGCCTTTAGTCTCAACTATAATACCGTTGGGTAGTATAAAGTCAGGGGTGTACTTTCTTACTCTCATATCACGCCACTGTACCTTCAGTGTCTCGTACTCAAACTTGACACGTTTCTTTGTAAGGTACTTAGCGTTACGCTCTTCTAATCCTGATCTGAATCTGTGAACTTGGGTGGTTGCCATATCTGTTCTTCTTCTCTTCTTAACCAAAGTAATCTACCATTCTCAATGACTCTATCTTCATCACCATCATAAGCTCTGACACATTCTTCATACAACTCCTGCTCTGTCTTACAGTCAGCAAGTATCTTATCAGCTTTCTTAGGGCCAACACCATAGATACCTTGTATGTTATCTGCTGAGTCTCCTGTCAGTATCTGCTTGTAAAAGAACTTGAGTCCACCAAATTCTTCTACTGTCTGCCATGATCTCTTGTGTGGGTTATAGTGTGTACAGGGTAGCTGTAACATATCCTTGTCTATTGATATGACAATCCTGTTAGGGTTAGACCATATACCTATAAGGTCATCAGCCTCTTCATCCTTGGACACAATAGCTTTCCAGTTATCAATCAGGTGCTGTCTAATATCACCAAGGTGTACAGGTTTTTCTTGTTTCCTATTGCCTTTGTATTCTCTGGTGACAGCAATCTTTCTTCTGAAGTTACCCTTACCTGTCAGGAATATCTGATACTTGTCATCAGTTACTTCCCACAATACTGCCTCAAGTGCAGTCTCTAGTAGCTCATCAATCTTTTCTACTGCTGCTTGTGTCTCTTCATCTGCACAAGAGAAAGCTGCACGATAAGCAAATGGATCACCATCAACCAGTATTTGCAAGTTGTCGTTCTTTAGCACGTTGACGTTCCTTCTCTGTCATTGGCCTAAGTATCTCGTCACTATAGTCCACTATAATTCCTGTGTTCCACTTACTACGTTCTATCTCTGCTGCTTCGTAAGTATCGAACAGCTTTGGTTTGTAACTCTCTGTGGTATTACAAGGCCACTCTTCAGGCACGTAGTTGTAGTCCTCGTCTGTATCAAACATAATCATTACTGCGTATTTCATATCTAACCTCAGGGAAAAAGGACAGGGCCGAAGCCCTGCCAGTTACAACGAAAGGAGTACATGGGTTGCTACCAACGATCCTCTGTATCCATTTCTACAAATGGTACGTGTTCGAGGATGCCGACTTTCTCTAATCTAACTGAGGCAGTAGCACCTTCCCCATAGATAGAGACTTTAACCTTGGCCTTAGTGCCGTTACCAAGAGCACCGTCTTCTATGTAGTCCCAAGGTTTATTGGTAGTGCCGTGGGTAACGGATGGCGCACCACCAAAATCTTCAATACCAGAAGGGTGTTTATTAGGACGTTTTAGTTTCATACCTGCACGATTTTCTGCTGCAGAGATTGGCTTGATCATACGGTTGCCCATTGATTCCTCAGGGAAACCTAGCTCAACAATCTTCTGTAGCTCATCATCGTCCTTGGGTACGAACACAGTATTGAACTGCCCTTCTGTACGTTCATGGTATTCTGAGTCATCTATGTTGTCTACAAAGATACGTGCATAATACAAGTCACCTTCGAATACACCATACTTAGTTTTTTTCTTAGCTACCATTATTAATTTCCTTTTCTTTACTGATTCGTTTGTTCAACATACACGTTATTAATTGTAATGTCAAGACATAAATTACAGGTGATAGTGAATAAATCCAAATCAATGAGTATCCTTCCAATTATGTCCTATGTCAGTTGATCCTGCGAGTGGGCAGATCATACCAAACTTTTCACCAGTGTCTACAATGGATTG